CAAGTACAAATGTAAAAATTTTAGTCCCAGCAGGTTCTGTTGATATGAGAGAATTTGAACAAAAGTGGTCACAACCGGGAGTTGCTATTGAAGTAGACTTTGACCAAGGCGCTCCTCAGCCAGTACAGCCATTACCACTACCAAATGAATTATATCAAAATGAACAAACTGCTAAATCAGATATTGACCATCAGCTAGGTCTTTATGAGTTAATGATGGGTAATTCTCAAGCCGCTCCTCAAACTTATAAAGCAACTGTATCTATTGATGACTTCGGTCAAAGAAAGATAAAGTCTAAATTAGCTGATATTGAAGCTGGTCTGAGTCGGGTATGTGCAGTTGCAATCCCACTTATGCAACAATTGTACCAAGAAGAAAAAGTTATCCGTCTGGTGCAACCTAACAATACGACCAGCGAATATTTAATTAATAAAAATTATTATGATGATTTCACTGATTCAGTACAAAAGTGGAATGATATAGGTATTGGAAGGTATGATGCTGTAATAGTCACAGGCAGTACCTTACCTACAAATAGATTTGCTCAACTAGAAATGTACATGGATGCATATAAAAATGGTATCATAGATAAAGAAGAAGTCTTAAAGAAGACAGAAATCTTTGATGTAGAAGGAGTTCTACAAAGAACAGATACTGTTGAACAATTGCAGGGTGCATTACAACAAGCTGAAGAAACAATAAAACAACTAGAAGGCGATATGCAATCTAGGGATAGAGAAAATGTTAATCTTAAGCAAAGAGTTGAGGTTGAAAAATTCAAGTCGGGTCTCGATAAAGTATCAAATAGGGCACAAGCCGCTGGTACTCTATATGAGAAAAGACTGGATGACGCTACTAGTGAAATAGCATCTGAAGTAAAAAAAAGTAAATCAGATGTTGGCAAAAAATAGGACACCCCAGAACTAGATGGGCTCTTTATTGAGGAAAGTTTGATATGTCTCAAGAAAATCAACAAGGTCAAGTAACAGACTTGGAGGATTCTCTGTTTTCAGAGGGAAGTGTTATAGATGAAGTATTTAATCCTGTTTCTGTTTCTGACGAAACTAACATACCTGAATCTCCTGCTCCAGTAGCAGAAGGCTCAGCCGTTATAGATAAACAGGTACAATATGCACCTGAAGCACAAAACAACGAAGAAGTTCGTTATCAGTATTGGCAGTCTGAAGCAGATAAAGCCAAAAACGAGAATGCTAGATTAAAGCAGACTGTAGAAATTTTACAGGATACTATTAAATCACCTAGTAATTCTCAAGCTGAAGTTCAGACTGAGGAATCAATACCTGAACCCGAACCTTTTCGTGACTCACCAGAGAAACCACAGCGACCAGTAAACTTTAATAGAGCTGAAGCTATAGATGACCCTAGTAGTCAATCAGCACAATATCTTGATTCAATAGATAGATATCGTGATGAAATGGATACATGGAATAGTGACAGAGTAGAATACGAATCTGATTTGTTAAGGCAAGAGCGTGAAACAATTCAAGCTGAACAGACAAGACAAAAAGAAGCGTATGAAGCTGAGCAAAGAAATCAGGAGCAAATGAATGGTATTGCTCAACAAATAAAGCAACAATATGGTGCTAATGACCAAGAAATTGCAGAGTTTGTTGAAACAATGAGTTCGCCTGAATCTCTCTCTATAGAAAACCTTTGGAAGTTGCATAACATGAATAAAGGACAAGTACCTGCGCAACCAGTTGCACAGCCTTCTTCTCAGTTCAACCAAGTTCAGAGAGCACAGTCAGTACCTCAGCCAATGGGAGTGCAAACGGGTGCTAACATGGCACAGCAGACTAAAAGTGCTGAGGATATAATCATGGACGATTTAATATCTGACTATAAAAGTAAAAATCCTTGGGGAACCTAGGGTAACTAAAAACGATTAGACACGGAGTATAATCATGGCTGATAAATACAGCATAAGTACCGGAAACGCAATGCAGTCTTCTTCTATCAATGATAGCAGACGGATGTACAATTTCGGTGAAAGAGTAGCTGAACTGGCTCCTCAACAGTCTCCATTTTTTGTCTATCTCTCAAAAGTTGCTAAGAAATCCACGGATGACCCTGTATTCAAATTTTTGGAACAGCGTCATCAATGGCAACGCCGTAACTTTGAGATAAAAACAACTAACGAAGTAGCCGCTAACTATGGAACAGGTGCATACGCATATGGTTCAGGTGATAAGGTTCTTGTTGATTGTTTGTATGACAAATATGGTAGAGTTGTTACAACAGCAGTTCAACCCGGTTTTTTATTAAAAGACCAACTAGTACAAGTAGAGTGTAAGTATGCTTCTGATGGCAGTACTTACGCTAGTGCAGTTCATTTAGCTACTTTTAAAGTAGCCGCAGTCCCAGACATTACAACTAATGCTGATTCTGCTGGATTACAGTTAACTTTCATAGGACTTTCTTTACCGGGTACAGGAGCAGTAACACCTGCTAATGCATCTAAGATTAAAGTCGAAGCTGATGCAAAAGGTCAAGTAACTGGCTCAGCATTTGCTGAAGGTGGAACTGACCCAGATGGCTGGAAAGATGAGCTATATGACAGAGAAGGTTATGTGCAGATTTTTAAAACTGCTATACCAATGTTCTCAGGTACCGCAATGGCTACACGCTATCGTGGTAAGGCTGATGAATACAAAAGAGTTTGGCAAGAAAAGCTAATGGAACATAAGATGGATATCGAGCATGCAATGCTTTTTGGTATCGGTTCTGATGATTCAGCCGCTACTGGCCCAGTTAGACGCTCTTGGGGTATTCTACCTTATACTGAGAGGTATGGAAAGATAAAGTCTTTCACATATGCTAACTCTGGTTATGACGACTTCTTAACTGCAATGGAAGATATTTTCGCACCGGAATCCGGTAATAGTGGAAATAAGCTTGTACTTGCTTCTAGGAAAGTAATTACTTGGTTGAATAAACTAGGTGCTGACTCATTCTTGGGTAACACAGTGTCACTAGGTCATACAGCAACTACTTCTGGTGGTTCTAATGCCTATGCGCTTGATATTCAGAATATTAAGGGTCAGTTTGGTCATAATGTATCTACAGTTAACACTATATATGGTAACCTTCATTTTGTTGCAGAGCCTCTATTTAGAGGAATGTACGAAGATTACGCTGTAATGATTGACATGAAAAATGTTGCTTACAGACCACTTTCTGGTAATGGTGTAAATCGTGATACTCATATTATAACTAATGTTCAAAATAACAATGTTGACGGAAGAAAAGATATCGTCATGACCGAAGCTGGTCTTGAGATTCAACTTCCTGAAACTCATGCTATTTTGAAATGGTCTTAATATAGGGCTTAACTTGTTTGAGGGGTGGTTAATTCTGCCCCTCATTCGAAAATGAAAGATAATTATGAAAAATAAAAAAGAAAAATCAGCCCCTAAGAAGGAAGTTGCTAAGAAGGTTAAAAAAGAATCTTCAAAAACAACTAGAGGTGTTTACACAAAACGAGGCAGATAATGGGAATGGTTACATCTAATACTGTTGGTGGTGAGTTTCAATCTGGAAAGAAAGAAACAAACAATAATAGTAGAAGAACTGTAGTTAAACCTAAGCCTAAAATTAAACGGAGTAAAAAGTGAGTAGAATACTACAATACTTAAATCCATTTGATGAAGAATCGCAAGCTAGAAGAGCTGATAGAAAAGGAAGAGCTGAATCATATGGAAGCCAGTTTGCAAAAACACCAGCTGAGCAATTAGAGTTAGCTAGACAAAGTGGTGGAGATGTTTCTACATCAGCCGCTGAAGGCTTTTTAAGAGAAGGCTCACAGGGAGGTCAAATGGACTTAGGTTCAATGATGGAAGGATTTGACCCTGAAAATGCAGAAAGCGTTAGGCAAATGCAAAGAGCTTTAAATCAAGCTGGATTTACAGATGAAGAAGGTAACCCTTTATCAGAAGATGGAAAGTTAGGAAATAAAACAACTGGCGCTTTGCGAAGAATGCAAGGTGGACATAGAAGTGATAATGCCAATATGAATGAGTTAAAAGGCGGTGAAGGCAGTTTTATGGATAACTTTACTAATGTTAATGATAAAGGTAAAGATTTGCTGTATAGTCGTGAAGGTCGTGATTCTAGAACAGCAATGACAGGTAGTCAAAAAGTTGCAAGCAATATTCCAATGCTTGGTGGAATGACATCAGATGCTATTGCACCTGAAAACTATGTTGATTTAAACACTAAAGTACGCCAAAATACAGTTGGTGATATAAGAAGTGGTGCTAAATCAATAGATGATGCAATAGAATCTTCAGCACCTTGGTTAAGTGGCTCTAGTCTATATAGAGGCGCTAAATCAGGAATTAAAAAATTCTTTGATAGAGCTGGGGACTCAGAATATTAATGGCAGTCTATGAAGGACAAAAGAACAGCCTAGCCTCACAATCTCGTATGGGAACATACGATAGTGAGGCTGGTTCTTCTAATAATATGTTTGGTTTAAATGACCAAGGCAAAGAAAATGTAGCTAATTTTACTGGTAACATAAAAGAAAAAATAAAAGGCGCATTAACTAAAGCAAGTGATGCTTATGGGGATGCTAAAAGCCAAGGTTATATGGGTAAGCACAAAGGTATTGACTTTCTTCATGGAGCACCTACTATGAAAGATGTAGGGCAAGGAATAGGAACAGCTTATGGTAATGTTAGGAAATTTTTTGGAGATAGATTAAACGCTATGAAGCAACAACCTCAAGAAGCTTCAGCACCTTATGACCCTCAAATGTTTTACTCAATGAAAAATCCAAATACAACAATAGAAAGTTTTACAAAAGAGCAAGTTCCGGGTTTGCAACAATTTTTAAAAAGCGAAAACCTTTATGAAGGTAAAATAGATGGAATATCTGGGCCTCAAACTATAAATGCTTGGAATAAATTTACAGGAGCAAGTTAATGAGTTTTACAGCAAAAATTGGACAAATAACTGGGGGTGCATCAAATAATGATTCTGCCACTGTATCAACGGCTTTGGTAAATGCACAACATGAGATAATAGCTAAGATATCTCAATTTAATCCTGATATGTTACATAGCATGTCTACTGAGGAAACACAGACTAATAATAGTAGTGACTTGGAACCGTTGGACATAAACACTGTAGTGCTTAATGTAACAAGACTGGATTCTACAAATAGCATAACAAGAAATTGCACCCCCATAGATAGAAAATTTGTAGAAAAAGCTACTGATGCAGATAGTATATACTATGCTCCTAAGACATCTCCTGTGTATACACTTGATAAAGGAAAAGTTTATGTTTACCCTGTACCTACAGGCTCAGAAAACGCTATAATTACAAAAGTAGAACCGGGCGCAATAAATGATAACGCAGAAACAGTTGCTAATATGCCTACAAGCTTAAAGCCTTTATTAATTAATATTGCATCTAAAGAAGTTATAATACAAAGATTGGGTGAGTTTACTGCAAAATTACCAACAGATTTAAACGATGTTACTGCCTTTGACACTATAACAGATTTTAATGATAGTTTAGGAATAACTACTGCTTTACCTAGTATACATGCAGATTATCAAGATGCTGTAGATAAAGCACAATCTTTAATAGATGATGCGAGTCATATAGGTGGGGATGTAAATGTAGGCGGTAGTGCAACTGATATTTATTCTGCTCAAAAATGGTTAGTAGATGAAGACCCTGAAATGTTACAAGGTACACTGTCTACTGCTGGTCAAGAATTACAAAGAGCTCAAGCTGTACTAGCTGGCTATGGTCAAGAATTAAATAAATACCAAGCAGAAGTATCAAAAGAAAGCGCTGAAGCAGGTCAAGCTTTGCAAGAATATCAAGCAAATTTAAATAAAAAGATTACATCTTTTACTACATTAATTGGTAAATTAACTACTGATTATCAATGGTTAACACAACAATTACAAATAGTAACAAGCAATATTGCAGAGGGATATGCTTTAATAGGTATAAAGGCATTAGACTCTCAAGCCAAAGGACTAGGTGGAGGTATAGCTAGATGAAACTAAAAGAAATAGTAGAATTAGTACAACAACACCATCCTAATCTTGGTGCTCAAGAAATAGTAAAAATGGTCAATAGAGCGCAAGATGAATATTGCTCTAGAACAAGATTGTTAGAAGATGCTGTAAAGTTTACATTGGCAAAAGACCAGAGAGGTTATAGTCTAAGTGTATCAGGTAATGATGACCAGATTATGGAAATAAAGAATGTAGACTTAGATGGTAAAAGTATAAAAAGATTTTTAGGTAGACCATATAAAAGGGACTTAACATGAGTAGTATAAGACAATGGGTTTGGTGGACAGAAAGAGGAGCTATATGGGTTGGTTATTATGATGAGAATAAAACAGAAGAAGAGCAATTTGTAAGCCCCGATGATACTGTAGCAGGTAAAGATATAACTGTTTTTTA